TTATGTTGATAGAAGGTTTGTACAAAGCAACAGAAAAATTAGAGATAACTCAAGAACAAAATATGACTAACAAGGTTAATATACAATTTCTTAATAAGCAACTAGAAAAAGCAATATTAGATATAGAAAGATTAAAAGATAAAGTTAGAGCCAATGGTAATGGAGATCATTAAATGATAGAGGTTGCGGTAGCCCTTTTAATGTTGGTCAACGGAGAAATTAAGGAGCACAGAATACAGGAATCTATGTCTAAATGTTTAAAAGGTAAAAGAATTGCTATGCGGTCAGCAGGTTCTAATGTAGAATATCACTGCTTAAAAGCAAAGGTAGAGACAGAAATTTATATGGGTGAAAAAAGTATTAAAAAGATTATAATAGAATAATGAAAAAACTTAAAAAAAACTTTAAGGTTACAGCAGAAATTGTTAAAGGTGAATGTCCTACGTGTGATCAGATAACTACGTTAGTTGGAATAGATTCTCAGTTCTATAGATGTATGGAATGCGGTGGAGATTTAGAACAACATGTTAATGGTAAAATAAGTTATCTACCTATTATGCAATCTCGTACCGATGGTGCAAAATTATTTATTAAGGATTGGAAATGAAAAAAGCTAAGGGAGGTGAGTATGAACCTAGAGACCAACATCGAAAAAGGCCTGGTGTACATAAGAAATCTCAGAATAAGGCAGAAAAGAGGCAAAAAAATCAAAATAAATATAAAGGCCAGGGTTGACAGACCTAACATAATATCCTAGAATAACTTTGAAAGGAAGATTATGAAAAAACTTACAATAACAAGTAAAAACATTACTACAAAGCAATGGTCTAATCTTATTTTAGAACTTAATCTAATTAAGAAACAATGGCACAAGTATGCTGACTTAGAAATACAAGCACCAGGGATCAAGAAAATAATAGCTTGGGGCACAAGTAATTACGATTCTAAAACAGACGACTAATGGATTTAATATTTTTTCACGATGGAATGTACTTTCTTGTACCAGTAACAATGGAGTTGCTTGCAGGTGAGACTTGGAAAGATTGTTTTGATCTATGTGGAATATTAAGAGAAAAACTTACTGTTTATAATGGTGAGTTGAATCAACATGTCCTAAAAAATGGTAGTTTCTTTTTTGGATGTATTTGTAAATAACTGTTGACTATAATAATATATGGGATATAACTCATAATAACCAATGAAAGAGGAAAAATGACGGATATAACTAAATATAAAAATGTATCTTTGAGCCATAGCACTTATGATCTCATAGATAAGATAAGAAAAAAACTAGTTCCCAATACAATTTTAAGTAGATCACAAACTATTAACATTTTAGTAAATGAGAAAGCGAAGAAATTAAATGGAAAACTCAAAGAAGCCTAAAGTGATATGCCCTACGTGCAAGGGTAATGGATACATACAAGTACCATTTAAATTAACCAAAGAAAACATTGTAGCACAATGTACAGTGTGTGATAGCCAGGGGGAAATAGATGCTGATCAAGTTGACGATATTATTATTGACTCTGATGGTATTCACAGGTTGCAGTAGGGATTTACAACCTAATCCTTATACAACTATACTAAAACAATTACTAAAACATGATTATACAGGAGGATCTAGTGCGAATTAAAGAAGACAGAGGACCAAACGATTTGGAAGTAAGAATCGAAATGTTAACTAAACAAAAAGAATACCTACAATCTAAATGTAGAGAAGCAGGTGAGAAACTTAATTCTTTAACAAGAGAGTTTGATAAAGTTGTTGAAGAGAATACTAACTTAAAAGTGATGATGAAAAGATGATTAGATATTTAATCGAGAGAATATATCACTATTCTACATACTTAACAAGTTGGTCATGGCAAAAGTTATATGGCAACAGAACTAAAAGAGGTTATAATGTCAAAAAAAATCGTAAAAGCTGATAACTGGGATGGTAAATCTAGACCTTCTAACAAAGCTTATGATGAAGGTTATGATAGAATTTTTGGTCAGAAAGAAATTAAAGAACTAGATGAGTCGTTAAAACAATCTAGGGCTAATAAGAAAGAACATGAAGATAAATAAAAAGTTTACTTACCCTAAGTCTATGCGGTCCGTTATTAATGGTGGACGACACTATGATATAGATGGCGATAAGTTACCAAGTGTTACGACTATATTATCAGCATGTCAAAGCCCGGAGAAGAAAGCAAGTTTGGCTAATTGGAAATTAAAAATGGGCGACAAGGTTGCTGATGAGATAAGGGACACAGCAGCAGCAAGAGGGACAGCAATGCATACCTATCTTGAACATTATCTAGACGGGACAGGCTATAAAGACCTAACACCTTTAGGTGTTCAGGCTGAGACTATGGCGAACAAGATTATAGAATCAGGCCTCGGGGACCTGGAAGAGTTGTGGGGACTTGAGACTACGTTGTACTACCCAGACCTATACGCAGGAGCAACAGACGTTGTTGGAGTATACCAAGGTCAACCGGCTATACTTGACTTCAAACAATCCAATAAACCTAAACGTAGAGAATGGATTCAAGATTACTTTGAACAGCTAGGAGCATATACTATGGCACACAACCAAGTTTATGGTACTAAAATACAGTCTGGAATCGTTCTAATGTGTACTAAAGATTTTCTGTTTCAGAAGTTTGAAGTGTCTGGACGTGAGTTCGTAAAGCACCAACACGCATTCTTGCGTAAATGTGACCAATATTATAAAAATGTATCCAAAACAAAAGAGGCTCAGGATACAAAAAATGACGAATAAGTATAGTAAATCTTGGGGTGATTTCATATTGAGTCGATTGTAACCTTTTTTTCATGAAAAAACAAAAAACTTTTTTTATTTTTTTTAAAACCGGGTACAAAGGGTACAAAAGTTAGAAGTGTTTAGTACCAACGGTTAATAGCTCAAATTTGTACCCTAGAGCAAGATACAATTGGATACAAAAGATACAATTATAACAAAAAGGTAGCAATACCAACGATTTAAGGGACGTGAGACAACTTTTTTGTATTTTGAAATAGAAAAATCAATGAGAAAATAGTATACATTGGATATGCCAAAACAAAAATCTAAAAAAAAAATGAGAGGTGTTAATACTTACACAGTTCCTAAAGTAGCTAAAAAAGAAATTAAATTTCCGTACAGTAGATATCGAATAGACTGGTGTGATATAATTTCTGAAGGTGGTTGGGGTTCTGAAAGAGAATTTAAAGATATGAAACTTGCTACACCTGTAAGTGAAGGTTGGTTATTTTCTAAAGACAAAGATACTGTTAAAATTTTTGGTGGCTATGATGTTGAAGCAGATGGTTCAATCCACTTTAGTGAACGCTCTGTTTTCCCGACTTCTTGTGTTTTAAAGATGACGAAGATTCATTCTTAGTTTCTTCTTCAGGTTCAATAGTTATTTCTTTTGCGGCCTCTATTCTATCTTTTTGTAGTTCTCTAATACGTTTAATTTCTTGTAGCTTCTCTTCTTTGGTGATGTCATTAAGGTTTCCATGAAGATGTATGTCAACAAATTGGCCTGTTGCTTTGCCTATTAAATTCTCAAATCCTAAAGCTTTCTCAATCTTACCTTGATCCACTAGAGTCTGTGATAAGACTTGTTGTCTTCTTACATAGTTGTTTTTAGTTACTGTAAATGATCTATTAATTTCATTTGATCTAGCCTGCAAATATTTTTGAATCTTTGGTTTTGATATTAGTATGTGGGCCTGTTGAATAGCATATTTTTCTGCATACCCTGCTTTGATAGCGGCTTCTTTTCTAGTAGTTCTACCTTCATTCATAATAAGGTATTCACAGAATCTACGTTCCATTTCTGTTAGCTCTGTTGGATAAGCTGCCTTTTTTTCAACAAGATCTTGTTTCATACTTGCATTATACAGAAAATATTATACAAAGGCAATAGATGACAAGAGGCGTAGACGGAAAGACATTTAGAACAGCATTAGATAAGTTCTTTAGAGAACCTACTTGCCAAGGTGCAAGAGTTCAAGTTGAATTACCAAATGGTGAATACTATGACATCGTTGGGGCTCAACTCATGGAGAATAGGCTTATCGGATCACAAGACTCACACAGATTAGTTTTAAAATGCGAGAAACCTACCGAACCAATGGGTAAGATCATCGCAAAATTATAAGGGAGGTATATCTCTGAAATTAGAAAAGGATTTGTGGCGTGAGCTTAAAAGATATAAAAGTAAAATTAAATGGACAAGGCTTGAAAATAGGGCTTTATTCGGCACTCCTGACCTATTGGGGTATGCTCCTTCTGGGAACTTTTTCCTGGTTGAACTGAAATATACATCGATATACAAAATTCGTCTATCACCCCACCAAATAAGCTTTTTCGTACGTCATCCAAAAAATTCATTTGTCCTTGTTGCTTGTGCCCCGGATCCTAAGCTTGTGCGCTTGTACCCTGGTTCCAGGATACTGGAGCTTGTGACCTCAGGCATAAAGCTTGAACCCTTAGCTTGTGGCCTCGATGCCTGCGTGAGTTGGTTCGAAAGCTTGTAAGCTTGCAACCTTATCATACTCTTACTCTCTCTCTCAAAATTTTTCATGATTCGGGAATCTGTTAATGCTTGCCGTAACTTATATTTTTAATGTCTTTGGACCAGCACGCTCGACAGTCTAAACATTGATTGCCCTGTTTCCCGGACGGGCAGGTCTCGGATCCATCAGTCACCACGCTAGAACTATGGGACCAGGCCTTGCCAGCTGAGCCGTCAATCTTAGCAGCTGAAAGTCTTATAATCATATTGTCAGGGACCACGGCAGGGTCCGGCAAGTATGGCCGTTCCTGTGTTGGCATCCAGTGCTGGACCGTTGGCGTTTGACGTGCGACTTCTAAAATATTTGACATGTGCTCGTGACTCTGTACGTCGCCGGCATCGTGCCACCTGAAGAACTTCATATTTTTAATTTGGACCACCATAGCTTCCACCCATTGCGGGTGTTTGATAGCGTCCAGTCTTCTATATTGCGCTGCTTTGATAGCTGGATATCTTACGTAATTATTTTTTTTAGCGTAACAATAGAAACATGGTGAAGTTGGATTGTCCCAAAGCTTCGATCCTGTTTGACATTCCCACGCTGGTAGGCTGTAGCTCTTCCCTGGCATCTTAGACGTGCCAGTCAATGAGTCGGTAATTTTTTTTGCGTCTTTTACTAACATATATTCCTTTCTGTTTAATCTTATATTATCCTATATCATAAGCTTGTGAGCTTGTCAACTGGCCAGCTTGTGCGCTTGTACTTATCCCGGGCGGGCCCACCCTTTTTTTAGAAATTTTTCCAGGCCCCTTTGACATAAAAGTACTTGGGGCCCGGGTTCCTAACAGACAGGAATTCATTAATCTAGTAGCGTGTAATATTGTGGCGTGAACCATTTTTGCATCCAGTCGATACCTTTACGCATCGTCTTAGAGTCCTCCAGCAGCTCAGCACCTTTAATAACATCATACACAGCCACAGCGTATCTAGGCAGCTGGCAGCTCTCACCGCTATAAGGATTTTTAACCTCTTCCATAGCATGCTTAGACGCTGGGTCCGTGATCATTATTTTAAATGGCAGGTGTCTTGCTGGTTCTATTATATCTTGTATTTTCATATTTCCTTTCTGTTGTTTTTTATATCCTATACTATCCCAGGTCCCTTGTCAAGCTTGCCAGCTTGTGGCCTTACGCTTGAGCGCAACCCGGGCGGGCCCACCCTTTTTTTTAAGGCGAATTTTTACAACCCTAGATTTTACAACCTAGGGCTGTGTTGACTTCATAGGCAGGTAGCACTTAACTAGTATTTAACTACTATCCGTAAATCTCATTTACTCGTGACCTATGATATAGGGCATTATACCCAATCAAATTTTTTTAATTACCCAGAGGCAATCCTAAATTTTCTAATGCGTCATATATAAATTCATCAGGATCACCAGTTCTTGCTTTCTGTGTGCCGTATGGCATATCTTCCTGAAAATGAGTATATAAATCTTGCATAAGTTCTTCTCCATCTAATTGGTCAATGTCCTTGTGCAGTACATCATGCTTAATTAGTATTCTTTTTACTGTGTCGTATTCACTTAATCTATCGTATGGTTTATTCATATTTCCTCTTTCTGTTATATATCTTATATAATCCTATTGACAATAAAGTCAATAGAGAATATAACTTTATTTTAACCAACAAAAAGGAAACATGGAACAGACAAAAAGAATAAGACTTAATCAAGAATATAGAAATAAGATAGCCAAAAGAATAGAACTTGGATTAGACCAAGAGAACACTATTGAGAAAGAAAAATATCTACAGTTAAGAGAACAGATCAAACCCCTACAAGATAAGGCATGGGATTTAATGTACTCTATTGGTAGAGAGAATTATCCTCAATCAGATGTAGATATGGCGTGGCACTTGCAAAAAAAATATGACAACGTCAACACCATAGCCCCTGACAGTTGTTTTCATGTTGCATATGAAACCATAAGAACTGAGGACAAACTTGATTACAATGGTAATGTAAAAGAGGCTAAAGGCACACCAATGGAAGTCGAGGAACACTTTGATTTTAAAGTTGATGGTAGTGTTGAGAGTGGTAGCAATTCAAGAATGAGTGGCAATAAGTTTGCTTATGCTTATTTTAGAGATGAGTTGAAAGCACAACCAGATTGCAATCCAGATATCAATATCATTATGAAAGATAAGGATAGCAATAATCCATATCAGAGAAAAATAACTGAGGCCAATGATAAATATTTAGGCGTTGGACATGACAGCAGTAGCAATCACACAAGCTATCAAGCTGAGTGGGATAAAGATTATTCTATGGACTTGATAGGTAGAGAATACTGTAGAGATAGACAGCTAATGACTACTAAAGAGAACTACGAAACTTTGTTATTTTGGAAAAACCAAAAAGCACAATTTGTTATCGCACATGAAAACTGGGTAGAGAGTATTCAAAACCAAATGAGTGAGATCAAGATAGGATTAAAAGGTTATAGATATCTTGATGAGGCTTTAGAACTTGCTACTGAACTTGGTTTAACTATTCAAGATAGTGAGATCATAAGAACTGATAGTATGGGCTTAACTATCTTCAACCCTAAAAATCTTGCTGATAGAATTAAGGGCATGAAAAATAAGGTTAAGCAAACCAGAGAGGAAAAAATAGCTATAGCTAAAATGCAATCACAAGCTGTAAATTAATTAATTTAGGCTATTGACTATGATGTGGGATAATGATACAATTATCCCATATTAACAATTAACAGAAAGCAATAAAATGCAAACAAAGTTAGACAATCTAAAAAAGCAAGTACACCTAAGTAATTGTATTGATATCTTAATGAAACAATCTTTAAAACTTATGGATATGGTAAATGCAAATCAAAAAGAAGTTAATGATTTAAAAGCTGAGCAAGATCAATTAAAGTCAGCGATCAAAGGTCAAGAAACAGCTGACGATCTTACAAGTAGTAATGATATTAAAGGGGGTTGGTAATATGATTTTACATCAACCTTTTATGATTACTTACTATTCAACTAAAGATGGTTCAACTGTCACAAGGAAAGCAACTTGGACTGAGGGTTGTAAATACTTTACATCTAAAGTTGGCAATCATATGATGACTTATTTTGATATGGACGCACAAGGTTATAGAACTGCAAAAGGTTCTTGGACTGTGAGGTATTAATGAGTAATCAATTAATGGTTATTAACATAGCCTTTGTTATTTTTGTAATATCAATACTAACAATCTTAGACGCTTTTAGTGGTGGTCAGTTAGGGATATTATAATGAAATATTGCCAAGGTACTAAGTGCCATACATACGACACCTCTGATAGAAAGAGAGGTGTCAAGGGTAGCAAAACAAACCAGACCAGAAAGAGAACTCAATTTGATTATGGTGATGGAAATTTCTGCACTCTAACTTGTCAAGATGATTGGTTCAGGACTCATGGAACTAATGCTGTCAATCACTTTGGTAGAGTTGAAAGCCCTATCATATTGACAGAAGATAATGCGTGGCAACGAAGATATAATGAGGGCTATTGGTCAGATAGAACACAACCTCAATGGGTTGAACGCAATACAATAACCAAAGCAACCAGACCAATAGAGGGGGGACAATGAACCAAGAGCAACTAATGAAAGTTAAGATTAAATATCTTGAAGATAGAATAGCAACCATGGAGAAATCTATTGGCAGTATCAACAAGATACTTGGTAGGTTTCAGATGACCGAGGCTACTGGGTTCGAGGACTTAGATAAGTTTAGAGATTCAGATACAATGGAGAATGATCACGAGTTAATCTAACCCAGAATATCCTATAGGGTATGCAAGAACTGCAATGCTGTTTGTGCATACCCCCACATCTTGTGTGTCAAGATAAAAATTTTACTACATATATACCGGGAGGGCCCACCCCCTCCCTGGCGGGCCCACCCAAGTAAAAGATAGAGGTACCACGGCAACCAGAACACAGAATAGACTTTGTATATAACGACACCCCCTATTTAGTATATAGGGATCCTAAACATACTATATATAGACTAATACATAGAGTTAAGGTATATGTTTTGAAATCATATTGTTGATATGCCAAAAAATATTTTAAAAAAATTAGACGGATTGACTCCGGACGAAAGTGCTAAATTACTTGAACTTGAACGTAGTGTTGCTTTAGATGAAGCTAGACCAAATATTACAAATAATTTTTTAAGTTTTGTAAAGTATGTTTGGCCTGAATTCATTGAAGGTTCTCACCACAAAATTATTAATAAAAAATTTAACGACTTAGCTGAAGGTAAGATCAAACGATTGATTATAAATATGCCACCGAGACACACCAAGTCTGAGTTCGCATCTTATCTATTGCCAGCCTGGATGATTGGTAAGCATCCAAAATTAAAAAT